CCACACCGTAACCAAACCGTAACCAACACACCCGCACAGCACAGCCGGCCAGCAGCACACCCGACAGACACAGCAGCAGCACGCCGACAAACGGCCACACACCGCGCCCGCCAACCGCCCTTCCCCGCCGAACGCGGCCCAGGGGCCGCTCAGAGATGGAACCCGGATGGGGTGAATACGTAGTAGAGGGGAGGGATCCACCCCTCCACCCCTCCACCACACGACAACCACCACACCAGTCAACCAACCTTACCACACGACACCAACAACCTACGACACCGTAACCTACCCGCAAGTAACCTACGGTCGCGTAGGTTTAGTGTGCCACGACGATTAGGTAAGGTAAGGCGGCCCTAACCTCACAGAATACTCACCCGGCACCGCCAGCCGGGCCGGCCGGGCGCCTGCCAGCTCCCACACGGCAGGACTACACGTCTAGTTCGCGCACGGGTGGGGGAGGGTGCCGGCCCTGCACGTCGACCACAGCTGGCGCGACCCGGGGTTGATAAACGGCGGACAGATCATCACCATAGTCTACGCACAAATTGTTTTTCCTGGTTTGTGGGTGGGTGTTGGTTTGGGTGGGGTGGGTGGTTGTGTGGGGGCCTGTTTTGGGTGTGTAACGGTTTGGTAAAATGTGTACCCTTGGCCATGCCAAAAGTGCCGTTTGGCGTGGGGTATATAGGGTGAGAGGCATCTTTTGATGCCTTCCTCACGCACCTGCGGTGCGTAAGGCCCTGGTGGCCGTCGCGCCCCTGCTAATACTGCTTGTGGGGGCTGCGGTCCGCTTGGGGGCGGCCCTCAGCCGACCCCCCTTCCTTCGGCTCCCTCTCTGGGGTTCGGGAGCCTCATGGTTTCCCCCCTTTTGGTCCCTCGTTGATTTATAGATGGCTGCCACGCGCGGTCGGGTTTGGTGGTTGTTTTGCCTCAGCGTCGTGAGTGGTGTCCGGTGCCGGAGGCGAAGGCTCGGGTTGTGCAGCTGATTGCTCAGGGGTTGACGGTTCGGGCTGCGGTGTTGGAGGTTCGGCCTGGGTCGAAGGATCCGGAGAAGGTGTTTGCGAATTGGCGGGCTGCGGATAAGGGTTTTGGGGCTGAGGTTGATCGGGCTCGGGAGGCTCGTTCGCAGGCGCGGGTTGTGCGTGAGCAGGGGGTTGGGGGGTTTGAGGATTTTCGGTTGAGGTTTTTGGGGTTGCCGACGTATCCGCATCAGCGGATGTGGGTGGATGCGTTGGAGGGTCGGGATCCTGAGGTTCATCATGGGGCGGTGGTTTGGGAGCCGGCGAATCGGCGTCGCCTGTTGGTGAATACGCCGCCTGGTCATTCGAAGTCGATGACGGTGACGATTGATTATGTGACGTATCGGCTGGTGAAGGATCCGAACATCAAGATTATTTTGGTGTCGAAGACTCAGAAGATGGCGCAGCAGTTTTTGTATGCGATTAAGTCTCGGTTGACGCATCCGCGGTATTTGGAGATGCAGTTGGCGTTTGGGCCGCCGGATGGTTGGAAGGCTACGGCGGATAAGTGGACGGCGACTGAGATTTATTTGGGGTCTGAGTCTCGGGATTCTGGTGAGAAGGATCCGACGGTGCAGGCGTTGGGTATTGGGGGGCAGATTTATGGTGCCCGCGCCGATTTGGTGATTATGGATGACTGCGTAACCCTCGGTAATGCTGCCGATTGGGAGAAGCAGATGCAGTGGTTGAATATTGAGGTTGCTTCGCGTATCCCGCCGACGGGTCAGCTGGTGGTGATTGGGACGCGGGTGGCTGCGGTTGACTTGTATCAGCAGTTGCGGAATCCGGATCATTATGCGACGGGGCGTTCGCCGTGGTCGTTGTTGTCGCAGCCTGCGGTGTTGGATTATGGCGATGGTGAGCCTGAGTCGTGGGTGACGTTGTGGCCGCGGGCGTCGGTGCCGTTTGATGGGGATGATGAGCCGGCCGGTGCCGATGGCCTGTATCGCAGGTGGGATGGGCCGCATTTGTCGCAGATTCGGGATTCGGTGGGGCCCCGGATTTGGTCGATGGTGTATCAGCAGCAGGACACGTCTGAGGATGCGGTGTTTCATCCGGTGGCGGTTCGTGGCTCGGTGAATGGGATGCGTAAGCCTGGGCCGTTGGTGAATGGTGCTGCTGGTCATCCTCGGAACCCTGAGGGGTTTCGGGTGGTGTGTGGGTTGGATCCGGCGATGGCTGGGGATACGGCTGCGGTGGCGGTGGCGGTGGATAATGCTACTGGTCGGCGTTTCGTTTTGGATGTGCATGTGATGTCGGCTCCGACGCCGGAGCGGATTCAGCAGTTGGTGATGGAGTGGACGGATCGGTTTCATCCGCAGGTGTGGGTGGTGGAGTCGAACGCTTTCCAGCTGTATTTGGTGCATGAGAAGCAGTTGAATGACTATGTGCGGGGTCGGGGTTGTGAGATTCGGGGGCATTACACGTCACGGATCAATAAGCATGATGAGGATTTCGGTGTGGCGGCGATGGCGCCGCTGTTCGGCAACATTCGGGTTTCGGAGAATGAGAACCGGGTGAAGCATCACGACGGCAACAATCTGATTGAGTTGCCGTTGCAGACGCCGATGGTGAAGATGCTGGTGGAGCAGCTGATTTCGTGGGCTCCGAAGACCCGTAACAAGACTGATGCTGTGATGGCGTTGTGGTTTTGTGAAACGGTGGCCCGTGATTGGGTTTTGCGGCAGGACGATTCGTTTTCGTGGTATGGCAGTAATCCGTATGCGTCGCCGCGGGACGTGAACCGGCGCCAGGTCGTTGATGTGCGCGACTATGCCGACTCTTTGATTGTGAATGGCGGTCGTGTTGGATACTGACAACGCGTGCAGGACTTACCGGTGTAGCGGATGTCAGGAGTCGCTTCCCGCTGAGGCTTACCACAATGACAGTAAGAACGCGCGGCACGGACGGCGCGACGGCCTCAACTACTACTGCAAGGGCTGCGTGCGGGCCCGCTACCGGCGGAAGTCCGACGACCCGGTGGAGCGTGAGCGGCTGCGGGAGAACCAAAATGCGCGGCGCCGCCGGGACCCGGAGCGTTACTTGGAATGGAAGTACCGCAGCCAGTTCGGGATCGGGGTCGAGGACTACGACCGGATCCTCGCCGAACAAGGCGGGGTTTGCGCCATTTGTAAGACGGACAAGCCGTCCGGAGGAAAGGCCCGCTTTTCTGTCGATCATTGTCACGAAACGGGCAAGGTTCGCGGCCTCTTGTGCAACCTGTGCAACGCGGGCATCGGTTTTCTGAAAGACGATGTGGCGGTGTTGGTCGCTGCGACTCAATACCTGGAGAGGGCACTAGCCGATGGTTGATCCGATGCTGATGAGGCAGATTGGGCGGCGTGTTGACGCTTTGCGTCAGCGTTGCGCTGCCCGTGATGGCCGCATGTTGCAGGTGCGTGCCGTCAGGGTCGGCAACCTGACCGATTCGATGTTCGGTGACCTGTTTCCGCGGGAGTGGCCGAAGCCGATCGTGGCGAACGTGGTCGATACGGCGGCCCGTGACTTGGCGGAAATGACTGCGCCGCTGCCGACGTTTTCGGCTGCTTCGTTGAACCTGTCGCCGGCGGATCAGAAGCGGGCCGACAAGCGCACCAGGATTGTGAACGGCTACCTGGCGGCGTCGAAGTTGCAGGCGCAGATGTACACGGGGGCCGACCAGTACATCACTTACGGTTTTCTGCCGATCCGGGTTGAGCCGGATTATGAGCGTCAGCGTCCGCACATCACTTTGGAGAACCCGCTGGGGGCGTATCCGGAGTTTGATCGGTGGGGCAACTGTTCGGCCTATTTCCGCCGGATCGATAAGACGGTGGACGAGCTGTGTGCCCTGTTTCCGGAGTATGAGGGTGCGATTCGTGGTTCGGGCGGTTTGGCGACGAATGGTTCGGCCCGTCTGGAACTGATTCGTTGGGTGGATGCGGAGCGGGAACTGTTGTTCCTGCCGGAGCGGAACCACCTTGTTCTGCGGTCGACGGTGAACCCTTTGGGGCGGTGCCCGGTGGTGGTGCCTCGCCGGCCGTCGTTCGATGAGGAAACCCGCGGCCAGTTCGATGACGTTTTGTGGATTCAGATGGCTCGGGCAAAGTTTGCTCTGCTGTCGTTGGAGGCGGCGCATAAGGCGGTTGAGGCGCCGTTGGCGATCCCCGCGGATGTGCAGCACCTTCCGCTGGGTGGCGACAGCGTGATTCGTTCGCGGGAGCCGGAGAAGATTCGGCGGGTTCCGATTGAGGTTCCGCAGTCGGCGTTTGCGCAGGCGGCACAGTTGGAGTCTGAGGTTCGGGTCGGTGCCCGCTATCCGGAGGCCCGGTCGGGCAACACTGATGCCAGCATTGTGACGGGTCGCGGCGTGCAGGCCCTTATGGGTGGCTGGGAGTCGCAGGTCAAGACGGCGCAGGAAATGCTTGGTGCCGCTTTGGCTGAGGCTGCGTCGATGTGTCTGGAACTTGACGAGAAGCTGTGGCCGTCGGTGGAGCGCACCATTCGCGGTTCGGAGAACGGTGACCCGTACGAAATCCGGTACCGCCCCGATAAGGACATCAAGGGCGAGTTTTCGGTGGAGACGGCGTACGGCGTGATGGCCGGGTCGGATCCGTCGCGTGCCCTGGTGTGGTATTTGCAGGCCCGTGGCGACAAGTTGGTGTCGCGGCAGTTCGGCCGCCGTAATCTGCCGGTGGCGTTGAACGTGTCTGAGGAAGAACGCGCCATCGATGTTGAGGAATACCGTGACGCTTTGGGTCAGGGTGTTGCCGCGTTGGCGGCGTCGATCCCGGCGATGGTGCAGCAGGGTATGGATCCTGCGGCTGCGGTGCAGCAGATCGCGTTGGTGATTGAGAAGCGCAGCAAGGGCGAGTCCATTGAGGATGCTGTGCTGGCGGCGTTTGCGCCGCCTCCGCCCCCTGAGCAGCCCGCCGGCGCTGATGCGCCTGTTGATCCGGCCGACCCCCTGAGTGCGGGTCCGGGCGGCGGCCCCGGCGGGCCAACTGGTGCCGGGTTGATGCCTGGTGTCGCCCCCGGTCAGGCCGCTATGGGCCCTGGGGGTCGCCCCCCAATCGCGCAGTTGATGGCGAGTTTGAGTAGTGGTGGGCGAACCAACATGACGGCTGCTGTGCAGAGGCGCCAGCCCATCTAGGAGGAAAACCGTATGTCTGATTTCCCCCGGCAGGGCGGCAAGGGCCCTGCCACCCCGCACCCCCCGATCAAGTCGGGTGTCCCGACGACTGGTTCGCCGAACGGCGGCAAGGTCGATTCGGGTCACCACTCGGGCGGTACGAAGAACAACGACAGCCGCAAGGCTAAGTGAGCGGAGGCGGTGGCCGTGGACGACGAGCAGGTAACTGACGGAACTGTGGAGGTTCCCGCTTTCCCGTTCGTTGAGTCTGCGGCCATCGCCGATGCGATGGAAATGGCCGCTCAGATCGCCGAGTCGTCGGCGCAGTTCCTCCGCGGCTATGCGCTGCGTATGCAGGCTTCGCATAACTGGAATGTGGAGCAGGAGGACGCGATGGTGCAGGCGGCGGCCGAGTTGGAGAAGTTGATGGGTGGTGATTCGGATGGCTGAACAGCCTGGGGGCCCTGGTCAGTTTGCTCGCCGTACGGATCGCCAGCCGGTGCGGCAGGTGACGGATGCGGCGTATGGGGAGCAGAAGACTTTTCGTGAGCAGCAGCAGGCGGCGCCGATGGTGGACACGTCTCAGCCGGCGCAGGCCGGTGCTGGAATGGTGGATGTTGCCGCGAATGTGACGCCGTTTGGTGCGCCGTCGGAGCGGCCGGATGAGCCGATCACGGCTGGTGCCCCGTTTGGGGCTGGGCCTGGTCCGGAAGCACTCGGGTTGCCGTCGCGGAACGATGAGGCGAAGGCCCTGTTGAAGTATTTGCCGATGTTGGAGCGGCGGGCGTCGTCGCCTGATGCGTCGCCGACGTTTCAAAACATTGTGCAGTACTTGAAGGGTTTGCAGGGCTGATGGATTTCTTTGACCGGTTGGCGCTCTATGTGAAGGCGGTGGGCGTGGAACACGTTCACGTCGCCTGGGACATGGCGTCTACTGGCATGGGCGATGAGGACCATTTTGAGCTGGCGTCGATGCTGGCTGGTGGTTTCGAATGAGCCTGTGGGACACGATCCGTAACGCTGTGATTGATACGACGTCGCAGCGGTTGGGTTTGGATGACGGGTTTCAGGCCCGCGATTTGGCTTTTTGGGCGTCGCAGGGGGCGTTGGGTCAGGCTGGCGCACAGTTGACGCAGGATGCTGCGGATCCGTCGTCGGCGGTGGCGCAGGGTATCCGTGGTGCTTACACCTATGGTGTGTCGCGGCCGTTGACGACGGGCATGTTGCTGATCGACCCTGACGATTCGGCGTCTTCGCTGGGTGGCGGGGATCCTTTGCGGGATGCGTGGAACGCGTCGGAGTATGTGTCGCCGGGTCAGGCGATCGTTGCCGGGTTCAACAACTATCTGGATGACCAGAAGCAGGCCGATCCGAAGCAGGCCCGTAACGCGGTGAACGCGGCGATCCGTGAGCGCCGCCAGGTTGGCTTTTTCGATTCGGATGGCAACTTTCGGTCGGGGTTTGAGAACAACCCGTGGGGCAATCTGGTTTCGGGTGTGTCGGATGCTTCGTTCCAGTTCGCTTTGGATCCGACTGCTGCCGCCGGCAAGGGTGTGAAGGTTGCGCGGGCGAAGACGTTTATCCGTGAGGTTACGGATAAGAACGTGGCGAAGTTGTCGCGTGAACTGGTTGAGGGCCGTGGCGGGATGGGTGCGGTCATGGACCGCATGGATGGGTACCGCAACTATTCGGACTTTATGAACGATCCGTGGGTGATGCAGTCTGCGGATCCTGATGCGCTTGGCGCGTCGCTGTTTGCGGCTGGGGATTTGGCTTCGGTGTATGGGACGACGGCGAAGGCGGAGCGGTCCCGCGTCATGCTGGCGGCGATGGGTGACCAGCGGGCTGCTGACGAGCTGCGGGCGAACCGTTCGATGCTGGCAGACCAGATGGAGCGTCTGCGCTCTTTGACGGGGGATGTGCCGCCGCCTGATGGTTTGTTTGACGAGTATGTGAAGGCTGATGCGGCGTTGGCGCGGGCTTTGGGCCGTGCCGACAATGCGGGCGTGGTGAACTCTAAGGTCGGCTATGCGGCCGGGTCGCGGGTGTCGGCGTGGGAGACGAACCGTGGCCGTCAGGCGATGCGCAAGGGCGACATGGATTTGGGGTTCCCGGCGTATCGGACGTTCAAGCGTGCCGCCGGCCTGCGCGATGTGCATTTCGTTGACCGGACGGCGCAGACCCGCCCGATGGGTGTGGTGCGTTTGAAGGGTGTCGGTGCGACCGACGGCTACACCGAGTTGCAGTCGCAGTTGGCGCGGGCGAAGGGGATGGCGCCGGAGGGCCGCGAGGAACTGTTGAACAGTTGGGCCCGTGCCGGCACCACGTCGGAGCGCAAGGCTGTGGCGGAGGCCATCGACCGTCAGGCCGGTGTTTCGGTGGCGATGGAGTACGGCATGTCCCGTGCGGATGCCGAGGACTACATCGATGCGGTGATGCGGCGCCGGACGGAGGTTGCGGAGGGGGCGCAGCGCAACGGCTACCTGATCGATGTTGATGGTGTGCTGGGTGAGCCGGGCGGCTTTGTGCATGATGCGCAGCTGATCGGTCAGTTGTCGGATTCGGTTCCGCTGCTGGATTTGGATTATATGCGGCGCACGATGCCGTGGGTTGCGGCGCAGAGCAAGCGGCCGGAGCCGTTGGCTGATGCGGGTCGGAAGGTTGTGGCGTCGGGCCGTTGGGCTTATGACGGTTTGAATTGGGTTGTTGACACGGTTTGGCGTCCGCTGGTGCTGATTCGTGGTGGCTATGCGCCTCGTAACATTGGTGAGGCGTGGGGCCGCATGGCCGGTTTCGGTGTGTTGACGAAGATTGCGCGGGATCAGGGCCCGGATGGGATCGCTAACTGGGTCCGTAACCGGGATGCTGGTGTGCGGTCGGCGTGGGCCCGCACCACTAAGGGTGTTGATTCGCCGCAGTATGCGGATGCGAAGGCCAGGGTTGCTAATCCGGCGATGAAGGGTAAGCGGCCGGTCGATCTTGGTGACGGCATCACGGCTGAGGGCGCCTTGACGGGTGAGGCGATCGTGGAGGCGTCGGAGGCTACGACGCTTGCCCGCCAGTTGCGGCCGGGTGATGGTCCGGTGGTGCAGCAGTCGGAGTGGAACATGCTGTCCCGCCCCGACCGCGTGTTCTTTGACGACATCGTTGAGGAAGTTATTGAGCGACCCGTTGACGAAACCGGTGTGCGCCTTTTCCACGGTACTCGTGCAGATTTTGACCAGTTCGACATCGGCGCCGCTTCCTACCGCGGCACGGGGCAAGGCAGGACACGCAGCGGCGGTTTCTACTTTTCCGATGACAAGCGGGTAGCTGACCGTTTCGGTGCCGACCAGCAGTTTTCCGATTTGGAGCCGGCCGTCATGGCGCGGCGGCTCGGTCTTGACGACCTGGCCGAAGCAACGGACGGCGACGTTCGCCGGGAACTTGCCGGGATGGATCTGGTCAAGCGTAGCGACGATGGGGGCTGGGAGCCCGTCCGGGTTGAGGATGTCACCGTTGACGATGTTGCTGACTACCTGATTGGCCGTCGGACCGGGAAGGGCCGCACCGTTGAGGCCGACGTAGTTGGCAAGGGCGCTTCCATCGACGGCGTGCCGGCGATGCCGGGCCGCCAGGTCGATTGGTGGAAGGGGCTTTCGGACGCGGAGCAAAAGGTTGTCGCTGAGACGATGGGCGAGACGTGGCCGGTCAAGGACCCGCAGGGCCTAGTTTCCCGGTTCCGCACATGGTCGGTGGACTACGGGCACGAAACCGATCCGCGGTTTGCCGATGCCCTTCGGAGCAACGGCTTCGGTTGGGCGAGAGTCATGGACTCGTCGGAATCCGGTGGCAGGAGCGTTTTCGCTCTCCCCGAATCTGTGAAGGGTTCGAAGCAGTACAAGCCGCCCGTCAAGCGCGAAACCGTCACCACCACTAAGTCTGGTTCGGCTCCGGTGCCGGTTGAGGATTTGAAGGCGTGGGATGACTATTGGGACGGCTACGAGCGGGTTGTGAACCGCCAGCTCGCCACCGACCCTGTTGCCCGGAAACTGATTGCGGGCGAGCCCCGTGAGGAAGTGGCGGCGTGGCTCCGCAGCAACGCGCAGTATGGGTTGCGGCGTGAGAAGAACATGACGAAGGCGCAGGTCGATCAGGCGGTGAACCTGATCGCCAACCAGATCGATGAACTGATCCCCGACTTTCTGCGCGGTGACGTTTTGGACGGTGGCCTGTCGGCGAAGCAGTACGCCCAGGTTTTGGATCAGGTTGACACGGGTGTTGTGTGGTCGGAGAAGGTGTCGGCCCTGCTGTCGCAGAACGCGGAGACGGTCCGGTTCGACCCGTGGAAGTCGTTCGTCCGTGGCGCGTTCAAGTACATCGGGCAGAAGCCGACCGACACCCTCGTTCGCAACCCGTACTTTACGCAGAAGTACCAAGAGTATCTGCGGGGCTACAAGGCTGTTGCGTTGCGGCAGATCGATCCGGCCGATGTGACGACCGACATGGTGAAGGGTTGGGAGACGCAGGCCCGCAAGGCGGCTTTGCGCGACTTGAAGAACGACATCTACACCGTTGAGCGGTATTCGAATGGTGCCGCGGCGATGCGCCTGTTTTCGCCGTTTATCGCGGCGACGAACAACACGATCAGGACGTGGGCCCGGATCGTTGGGAACGATCCTTCGGTGGCTGTGCGGGCGTACCAGTTGTGGAACTCGCCGGTCCGTGCCGGGATCGTGTACGACTCGGAGACGGGGGAACTGGTTCCTTCGGATACGGCCGGTATCGGGCTGTCGTCTAGGTACGAAATGGCGTTGCCGATCCCTGGCCCGGTGCGGGACAAGTTTGGTCTGCCGGAGGGCTACAAGTTGTCGCCGCCGATCGCTTCGCTGAATGTGGCGTTGCAGTCGGATCCGGCGTGGATGCCGGGCTGGGGTCCGATGGTGTCGGTGCCGTTCGCCGTGTGGGCGAACCGGGAGCCGACGAACCGAGTAGTGCAGCTAGTGGATGGTTTCGTGTTCCCGCGGCAGGGATCAACGTCGAACTCGCAGGTTCCGGGGAATCCGTTCACGGCGGCGTTGCCGGCGTGGATTCGGCAGAAGTTCAACGAGCAGGATCCCGACGGAACGACTCGCGCCCGCATTGAGGCGATGCTGTGGGCGCAGGCGGTGTCGCGTGGGGAGACTCCGAACCCTGAGCAGATTCAGCAGCAGGTGGATGGGTTCTTTACGCTGCGGGTTTTGGGTTCGGCGACGTTGCCGTTCGCGGCGCAGATCAAGGATCCTGAGGCCGAGTTTTATGTGGCGAAGTACCGCGAGTTTCTGCGGGACGGCGAGGTTGACGGGGTGGACCCGTTTGAGCGGTTCATCAAGGAGTATGGGCCGCAGTATGCGGCGTTCACGTTTTCGGTGACGGAGAACCCGACGCGGGTTTCGGCCGATGTGTGGGTGCAGCGCAGGCTTGACCAGTTGGATCCGGATTTGCGGGCGGAGCTGGTGGCGGCTAATCCGGCGCTGCTGGGGCTTGTGGTGAACAATCCGGATGGGTCGTCGGAGTTCAACTCCCCTGTGTACAACTCGCAGCGGGGTGAGCCGACGAGTTTGACTGATCCGACTCCGTTGCGTCGTACGCAGGGCGGGGCTGAGGCGGTTGCGGATACGCAGGTTCGTGCGGGCTGGTCGGCGTACATTCCGGCCCGACGGCAGTTGGATGCGTTCATGCGGGATCGGGGTATCACGTCGCTTCGTTCTGCGCCCGGGTTGAAGGCCCAGTGGGACGCGTATGTAGCGGGGTTGGAGTCGCAGTATCCGGCGTGGCGGGATGCTCGTGCGGTTCGGGACGACAACAAGTTCCAGAAGAACGTGGCCGGGTTGGAGACGCTGCTTGCGTCGGATGATCCGGCTGCCCGCCGCCCGGAAATGGCGACGTTGCGTTCCTATCTGGATGCGCGGTCCACGATGCAGCAGTTCTTGGCGACGCAGGCGCCGGCCAAGACGTTGCAGGCTGCGGTGAATGAGCCGCTGCGGGCTCAGTGGGAGTCGTATGTGTCGGGTTTGGTGTTGCGCGATCCGAAGTTCGCCGACATCTATTTCCAGTTCCTTGACGGTGAACTGGTGAGGGTGGAGGACTGATGACTGAGTTCGTGATCGACCCTAACTTTGTGGCCGCTGCATCCAACGACAATCCGTCGCTGTTTTGGGGTTACCAGGATGTTCGAGTGCCGAACGCGGGCTACAAGATCGATGCCGGCGCCCCGGCGATGGTCAATAGCCAGAAGCCGCAATACCTGTTCGTGCGGGACGCCGAGGCCATGATGTACAAGTGGGCCAAGACGGACCCACAGCAGTACGCGGCCGTTCGGGACCGCATGGTGCGGTCGGGGCTGATCCCACCGGATGCGTCGGGGGCCGACGTGCAGCGGGCGTGGGCCGCAGCAGTTGGCGCTTCGGCGCAGGCATCGGCCGCCGAAACGGAGCTGTCGCCGTTCGATGCGATCGACCTGCTCGGTGGAACCGTCGACCAGGGGCAGGGCCCCCGGAACGGCACGTTTACGACGGCGATCAACCGGACCGCGACGGACCGGAACCGCACGAAGGATGTTGACCTGTCGTCGGCTTCGGAGGCCCGGGCGTTTCTGCTGGCCGCCGCCGAAAGGGAACTTGGTAGGGCCGCGACGGCGGATGAGATTGCGGCGTTCCGTCGCGCGTTGAACGCGGAAGAACGGGCCAACCCTGAGATTACGGATTCGGTGACGACCAGCCGCACCACCGGCACATCGTCGGCGACGTATGTGGACGGTGAGCAGACCGCCTCTAACGACAACACGCAGTCGTCTTCGGACACGAACCGCACCAGCCGCGGCGGCATGGATCGCGGCCAGTTTTCCATCGACTACGCCCGGTCGGCCGACGACTATGCCGAATACCAGGCGGCCACGACCTACATGAATACGCTGTTCGCGGCTTTGCAGTCGCCCGTTGACGTTGGGACGAACTGATGGCGACGCCGGCACAAGACACGCTTTCCGCTTCCGAACTGGCGGAGCAGTACGGGTGGGCGCAGGCTGTCCTCAACTCGGATGCCGAACTGAATCGGCTGTTCCGTGAGGCGGTGAAGGGCCAGTGGTCGCCGGAACGGTTCACCGCCAAGTTGCGGGCAACGAACTGGTATCGGAAGAACTCGGAGTCGTGGCGGCAGGCCGAGACTCAGCGCCTCACCGACCCTAAGACGTATCAGGCGAACATCGATAACCTGATGGCGGAAATGCGGGCGCAGGCGACCGCTATGGGTGCGCAAATGTCGGATGACAAGTTGCGTTGGCGGGCCGAGCAGGCATACAAGTTGGGTTGGGGTCAGCAGCAGATCACCACCACTCTCGCCGCCTATGTGAAGGCGAAGGATGGGGTGTTGCAGGGTGCCGCCGGGCAGACGGCGGAGCAGCTGCGGCAGATCGCCTATGCGAACGGGGTCCGGTATCAGGATTCGTGGTTTGTGAACGCGGCGAAGGCTGTTGTTGGTGGTCAGCGGACCGCTGATGATTTCGTGGCCGACATTCGGAACCAGGCGGCGTCGGCGTTCCCGGCGTTCCGTGACCAGATCAAGGCCGGTCTGGATGTGGCGGAGATTGCGTCGCCGTACCGGCAAACGATGTCGGCGCTGCTGGAACTGAACGATGCCGATGTGGACTTGTTTGATCCGCGGATCCGTAAGGCGCTGTCGTACCGGGACAAGGACGGCACCGCTAGGGCGAAGTCTTTGTGGGAGTTTGAGAACGAGGTCCGTAAGGACAGGCGTTGGTTGCAGACGAACAATGCGCGGGAGTCTTTGATGGGTACGGCGCAGGCTGTCCTTGACCGGTGGGGGTTCCGCGGATGAGCCAGTATGCGACTGTTGATGCGTGGATGGCGTATTTCCGGAATCAGGGGTTGCCGGAGAATGAGGCGCAGCGGCGTTATGCGGAGGCGTATGCGGCTGACGGTGTGGCGCCTCCGGATGCGGGCAAGTCTGCGTTTGAGGAAAACAACGCCTACCGGGTGATCGCGGACGCGTTCACCGCGTACGGGTTGGGTTCGTTGGCGCCGAAGATTCTGGAACTGATTCAGGCCGGGTACAACACTGAGGCCGAGATTGATTTGATGCTGCGGGAGACGGACGAGTACAAGCAGCGGTTCAAGGCGAACGAGGTCCGTAAGAAGGCTGGTCTTGGCACTCTGTCGCCGGCTGAGTATGTGGCGTTGGAGCGGCAGTATTCGCAGGTGTTGTCGGCGAACGGGATGCCTCGCGGGTTTTACGACTCAACGGATGATTTTGCTGCGTGGATCGGTGGCGACGTTTCGGTGCAGGAAGTGCAGTCCCGTGTCGCTCTTGCCCGCCGCGCCGTCTATGAGGCGCCGCCGGAGACGCGTACCGCTTTGCGCGAGTTTTACGGCGTGGGCGATGCCGAGATTGCGGCCTGGTTCCTGGATCCGGAGAAGGCGCAGCCTGTGTTGGATCGCCGTCTGCGGGCAGCTGAGGTTGCGTCCGGTGGTGCGATGGCCGGGTTCGATGTTGAGCGGGAGCGGGCGGAACGGCTGGCGGATCTTGGGGTGGATGCGCAGCGCGCCAATGAGGGGTATCAGCGGATTGGCCGCCTGATGCCGGATGCGGAACGGCTGTCCGACATTTACGACGGTGCCGAGGATCGGT